GCTTGGAGAAACTCGCGGTTTTCCATGGTGAGCCTCTTAAAAGTTGCGCCCCCCAGACTCCATCCACCGGCTGCGCAGCACCTTGCGCCCGGGCGCCGCGGGCTTGTCCTCGCTCGCGACCGCCGGCCTGAGCGCCGCGATCCGCTCAGCCTCGGCGTGCAACCTGAAGCCCATCGAGACCAGCCCGCACAGGGCCGCGTAGGCGTAGACCCGCGCATCCAGCACTTCGCCCCGCACGCCCTTCTTGCGCCGCCACTCCCGCACGGGCACTCCACGGGCGTAGCTCGTCACCAACACCTCGGAGAGCAACTGCTCGAAGAACTCCTCGTTGCGCTCCTGCGGGAAGTGGCAGTAGCCCGGCCCCGGCTGCTCCACTTTGAGCCGGCTGTAGATGACGCTCTTGGCGCTATCCACCCCCACAATCCACAAGGGCGTGCGGCCCAGCGTGCTCCGGCTCGGGCGCTTCGGCCACACCGGCAGCGGACCGCCCTTGCCCTTGATGGCAAAGATGCGCCGCCCGTAGCGCGTCCGGCAGAACTCATACACCGCCTGGGTGTGAAAGCCCGAGTCGATCGCACAGGCAGCCACCGGCAAGCTGATGCCATACTCGTGCAGCCATTCTCGTTTGAGATACTCATCGAGCGCTTGCCAAAGCTGGGGAGCACTGGGATCACCGGGAAAGACGCGGTACTCAACCGACCACGACTCCTCGCCTCGCCCCCAACCCACTAGCTCCAGCTCCGCCCGATCCACTTGAAGATCCACTCCGGCCGTGAGCACCGCCACGGCGGCCGGTAGACGCGAGCCGAACGCCTCGCGCCGGTTCATGAGCGTCGCCACCTCGACGCTGGTCTCTGCCTCGTCGTCCCAAAGCTCGCCAAGCGCCGTGTTGATGAACGCGCGCAGTGTCTCCGGCCCGCCGTGCTTGGCCTCCAGAAACTCGGCCGCCGTCTCCGGCCACTCCTTCCAGGGCGAGTAGAGCTGGGAAATCCAAAAGCCGGCGATCTTGGACTTCGGGTTGGCCGCCCGCCACTCACCGCGCGCCAGCATCCACGGCTTGCGGTGCGGCGCAATCAACACGCCGCAGTGCGCGCAACGGTATTGCGCCTCTTCGGGCCGCCCCTCGGGCCACTCCAGATTCGGCCAGACCAGCACCTGGTAGGCGTTGCACTCCGGACACGGCACCCAGTAGCTGGACTGGTTGCTGCGCAGCCACCAGCTCTCGATGCGGCTGGCGCCCTTGATGGTCGGCGTAGAAACCAGCAGGATCTTGCGGTTCCACCAGGTGGCCGAGCGCTTGATGGCCAAACTGACCGGATCGCCTTCGGTGCCCGCCGAGGCCGGATAGCGATCCACCTCGTCGAGCAGCACGTAGCGAATGGGCCGCATGGCGAGGCCGGCGGGCGAGTTGGCGCCGGCAATGGTGATGCTGCCCCCTTGAAACTGCTTGTGCAAGATACGGTTGTTCGAGTCGCGCGTTCGCACGTCGGCCACTTTGCCCACCAGGCACGGCGTCGTGCGCAGCATGGGCGCCAGGCGGTCCTTGCTCCAAGCCTCGCCATCTTCGACCCGCGGGAGCACCACCAGCATCGGCCCCGGATCGCGGTCGATGATGTAGCCGACCAGGCAAAGGAGGCATTCACTTTTTCCTGTCTGTGCCGCGGCCATCATCACGACGTGCTGGTAAGGGCTGTTGGGCGTCAGCGCATCGAGGATGGCCCGCTGGTAAGGCGCCCGATCGGTGCGCCACGGCCCCGGCTCGGCCGAGGCCTCCGACGATAGCCACCGATTCTGGTCCGCCCACTCCGACACCGTCTGCCGCGGCGGCGGCTCAAAGCCTGCCGCCAACTGCTCCAGGCATTCCTCAAGGCCGGCGATAGCGGATGTCATCTTGAAGGCCCTTCAAAATCCCCTCGATCTCGGTGTCCAGTAACTCACGCACGGCCCGCACGTCACTGACAGCCGCCAACTGCGGCGCCAGCTTGGCCGGCATGGCGAGTAACTTGTCACGAATCTGCCGGGCCTGCTTAAACCACACCGCCTTGACCTCGTCGGTCGGGATCAGCTTCGCCGACTTGGTCTCGTACTCGAGCTTGCGCAACCGCGCGCGGAAGAGCATGTCGGCCAGCTTGGCCTGCGCGTAGGTTGTCGCCTGCGCACCCGCCTCTACAGGAGCGCTGGTGGCGGCTTCGGAAACCTTCTCCGGGCGATCATCGAGCACGGCGTCGGAGGCGGCCACATCCACCTTGCCGCCGCGCACCACCAGCACGCCGGCCTTGGCCAGGCGGCTGATGTACTGCCGACTGACGCCCCGATGGCGCGCGTACTCAGCTTGGCTGAGGAGCTCGCGCCCAGCGGCCACGTCACATCACTCCTGCCCGCATCTGTTGGAAGCTGCTCAGCGCCACGGTCCTGACTTACAAACCCCCCTTCTTGCATCACCTCGTGGTGGTCTCAATGCCGTGCCCGAGGCCAGCGCCGCCAATAGCACGTCAGTCGGCACAGCCACCGAAACGCTGACATAGCCGGCGTTCTGCGCCCGAACCTCTCGGTAGCGCTTCACCCAACTGTTATGGTGACGAAGCCAGGCGCGTTTCAAATCTTGGAACGGGAAGAGGTAACACACCCCCACCCCAGCCATGGCATAGGCGACGTAGTCGCAGGCCAGCTCCTTGGCCACCCAACCCGGCACCCGCCGGCCCTCATCGCTCCAGTACTCAAGCAGAATGTCAGGCCAGGGCTCGGAGCGCACCTTCTCATCCACGGTCAACGTGCGGCCGCTGGCCAACACGATGATCCGATCGATGCCGCCGCGCTGCGCCCAGCCATCCTGACGCACAGCCACCATGCTCGCGAAGTCCGGGAAGGCTTGCCGATAAATCGACTCCCACCAAGCCTCGTCCAGCAACTCCTGTGAGCGGGCCAACTGCTTGTGGAAGGAATGCACTGGGGCCATTAGCTGGGTGCCTCGTTGCCCCACACCGCCCAACCCGGGCGCCGGGTGCGAGCGAACAGCTCCACTTTGGCCACCTCGGGATAGAGCCGCTCGAGCATGGCATAGACCTCCGCTGGTTTGGCACTGTGGGTGGTACGCGGCGCCCAGATCACAGACGGTGGCCTGTCGGCCGGCGCCGGCGCAGGCGGATTGCCGCGTTTGGCCACCAGCAGCAGCTCGTGTTGCTGCCGGGCGTAGTAACCCATGCCGATCTTGTCTTTCACCCACACCAGCGAGGTCTTGTACTCAAATCCCCAGGCCTCGATCAACCGCAGCGCCTCGCGCAACTTGGGGCTGGTGGTCCACAGCCACAGCAGGCAGTCCGCGGCCGCCAGATCCGCCACCGGCAAGGCCTCCAGCTCCCCCACCGACATGGTCGGATAGTGATTCTCGATGGCGCGATCTTCGTCCTCGGCGAAGTCGTAGCGCCAGGGTGGGTCAGCGTAGATCAGCCCGAATTTGCCCTCCGGAAGCTCGGCCGGCCTCAATTGCTTCCGCTTCCGCTCACGGCTCTGCTCCCGCAGCGCCTCTTTGACGCTCTCGGCCTCTCCCGCCAGCACCCTCTCCACCGCCTGTTTGACAGCACCCGGGTCACGCCCCGCCTGCTTGTCCAGCCGCAAAACGTCCTCTTTGCTGAGCTTGGCCTCGCGGGAGAGAACCGCACTGCGCACCTCGTCGCCGGCCACCTCGGCGACTCGGTCCAAGGCTTCCTTGAACCCGGCGTCGTAGCGAACGGTGCGCGCAGCTACGCCGAAACGCTGGGCCAACTGCCCCTCGGTTTTCAAGTGGCAATTTTTGCCACTTGATCCAGCACTGTCGCTCCGCCTGTCGCCGCCCCAGGATTGCTTCTCGAGCAAGTACAGGCTGCCACGGTAGTAGGAAAGCTCTGCCGGCGTCAGGTTGCGCCGGCCTAACTGGTTGCGAATCACCCAACGCTTGGCAGCCGCCAGGTCGGGAAACGACAACTCCATGACCTCGAAGGAAATGCCATGCCGCTGAGCGATCTCGTAGCGGTGGTGGCCATCCAAGAGAACCAGCTCGCCGTTGCGGCGCCAGACCACCAGCGGATCACGCACGCCCTCGGCGATGATGCTCGCTTCGAGCAGCGAGCGCTCGTCCTCGGTCAGCCGCCGCATGTACTTGCGCAGCTCGGGTTCAATCTGGATCTGCGGGCTCACTCCTTGAGGACCCCATCAACCAAAGCGTCAACCTGTCAACCTAGTTCGTCGCCAGAGCGTGGCCCCAGCGTGCCAGCCATTCCACCCGCGGCCGCCAGGCGCAGGAAGTACCTAAAATTTCAGTGAGTTACGAGGACTTCGAGCAATCGCTCGCATAAGCGGGTCTAATGATCCTCAGCCATTGCTGACTG